TGTCTCGCTTTCGCTTCACGTTGCATCGTCTACTCTCTGATTAGAAAGTCTGCTGGTTGAGTCTCATGCGGATTTGGGGCTGTCAGGGATGACAGTCACAAACCCGCACGGCGGCGACTCAACCATTCGGGCAAGGTGCGCCCAGGCACGGAAAACCAGCGCCCGTTACTGATGAAGGCTATGCGGTTCATGAGCGCCAACCCAGTCGGCGGCGGCGCAGCACGTCGCGGGTGATGTCCGCGACAATCAGGCGGTGCAGGCGCCGGCGCAGGGCGCGCCGATAAAAGTCAGCGAGATCGCCCACAGTCACGCCGCTCGCTCAACCAATCCGGCGCATTCCGTACCAATTTCATGGGCCGTGACCTGGCCATGGGTCGCCCGTTCGATGGCTACCGCATGGCGGGCTAACAGTTGCGTCGAGCCAGCTTTCCACAAATGCACCGCCTGCTGGCTCACCCCCACCTGGTCGGCGAGCGCCTTGGCGCCGCCGCAAATTTCAATCGCGCGTTTGATCGTGTTCATAACTAATCAGCATATAAGCTGGCTTGCCGGGGTGCAATCCCCCTTGCTTGACACTAAAGCTTGCTTTAGTAGTCTGATTCATCAGATGTGAGGGCGCGCGTTGGTTTGCGTCTATTTGCGCAAGAGGTATTGATAATATGCAAGTTGGCTTGTATATTCATCGTGCGGTCGTAAGACCGTACCTAAGCCGGATCGTAGAGCATTGCTCGTATCGGTCTTTTTGGGGATGTTCCCCTTAGTAAGTTGGAGCAGTTATTTATGGCTGAAAACCTCGTTGTTTCTCTTCCCAAAACCAGCCGCCTGGACGATGCGATCAAGGATGTCATTAGCGGCCTGGTGCAGAAAGCTCAGCCTGCCGATCTGGTTGATACTGAGAAGCTGGTCGCCAATCAGAACATGCGGGTCGAAGTTATTCGCCCAATCGTTGCGGCGCTGATCTTCGAGAAGCACAACCGCATCAATCGCCAGTTGACCCCCTCTCGCGTTTACGACTACCAGGACGCTATGAAGCGCGGTGAATGGAAGGTTCACCACCAGGGGATTGCGTTCTACTCCGATCATACGTTGGCCGACGGGCAGCATCGCATGGCGGCCCTGGCGCTGGCCGGGCTGGAACTGCCCTTCTCCATTTATCCCAACTTTACCAAGGACGCCATTGACGCCATTGACCGCACCGTTCGCCGGACAGCGGGAGAAGCGTTGCAGATGATGGGGTATGAGGATGCCAAGGTTAAGGCGGCAGTCGCTAAAGGCGCGATGGAATACGCCTCCGAGTTGGAATCCGGCAAGAAGCCGCGCTTTACGGACCCACAGATCGAACGCTTCGTGATCGACAACGATCATCGCCTGTCCGAAGCGGTACGGATCGGGCGCGAATCGTTGAAAAACGTTTCCGATGCGTGTCTGGGCGAGGGCGAGGCGGCGCTGCTGTCCCAGTTGATGATCATGGGCGGCTATCCGGTGTTCCACGTGGTCGGGTTTATCTCCAGCATCCAACAGGGCGTCGCTACCTACCCTGAGTCACCGACCGTTGACCTGTCGCGGCAGTTCGTCAAGGCCAAATTTTCCGACAACAGCAAAGATCGCCTGAACAAGAAGGAGAAGATGGCGCTGGCGTTGAAGGGAGCGGCCTTGTGGACTGAGGGTAAGTCGGTCGCGCGGGTCAAGTGGAATCCGGTCAAGGAGACCCTGCCTACCAATCGCCCGCCGATTGAACTGAAAGCCGCCGCTTAACTTTTACCAGTAATCAGGGCCGGGAGACCGGCCCTTTTCCCATGGGGAATCGCAATGAGCAACGTGATTGAAATGCAAGACCAGCGCCGGCGCATCGCGCAAGAAGCGTGGACCCGCATCAATACCCAGTCCAAGCGGTTGCGCGAGGATTGGCTAGTGGTGGGGGAATACCTGATCGACCTGCGCAAGCAGTATCCCGCCAATCAGGATTTTGGCCGGGAAGCGCGCCTGGTGTTTCGGGATATGGCTAGAAACGAGCGCGGGGCGGCGGTGTGGTGGGCCGAACTGGCGCCGCGCCATCGGGAGTTTTGCGCAGAGATGTGGCCGACCCTCAACAATCCGCGTGCCCTCCGCAGTTGGTTTAAGGAAGAGCAGGGGGAAGAGGATGACGGGATGGAGGAACCCATTCAGGAGCCAGAAATCGAGGCAGTGGCGTCGTCACATCATGTGACAACGCCCGCAGTAGAGCAGTCGGAACCCGAAACCGTTGAAATCACCGAGAATAGCCCGGAAATCGAGGTGGAACAGGCTTCTGAAAAAGACGAAGAAGACCGAGAACAAGGGTCCAATCGTAAAAGCCCATTACACGATTACCTAACCGCTAAAGAAATCGAAACCCTCCATCGGTTTTATCCTAAGAGCCGGACTCTTGGAACAAGAATGGCGATACGCATTTTGAAAAAAATGGCGGACGCTAAACAGATCAAAACTGTACGAGAACTGATCAAGGTAATTGACGCCAAATTTAAAGATAAAACCAATCAAATGAATATTGATGGCGATTATAAATCAGTCCTCAACGCCCGCATGATCCATTTTGAATTGCCCATCAAATTCGCCAACGTATGGGAATTCGTTCCAGAGAAACCGGGCAAGATTTTTATGAAGATGCTCAACGATGCCGAGGAACTTTATCAAGTTGGCGAGGCGATCAAGCATATTCCGAGAACCAACATGCCCCAGCGCGAAGTAGAGTCCGCCAAGGTCTGGAATGCTTTGCATCGCGCGCCGATACCCTCCGCCAATTCCGATCATGGGGGAAACGATCAACCGACAGAACCCGCCGAGATCGCCCCGCCCAGCCGTGAAGACCAGATCAAGATTTGCGGCGTTTCGTTCTGGCCGCAGACTGAGAACCAACCCAAAGCACCGTATCACGTAGTATGGGGTGCTGCGCATATCGTCGACGAGGTTTATCGAGAATTTCACTTGGCCTGCAAGATGCCAATAGAGGACGCCATCATGGCCGCTAAACAGCTTTGCCGGGCGTTGCGCCTGTTTAATCGGGAGGGCGGACAGCTTACCCTCGCCATGCTCACGGCCATGGCAAACCACAAAGAGTTGCTCAATGATCATACAGCCACTTCATGGCCGACGCATTCAGGCAAGCCGCCCGCGTTTGACGCCTAACCTCACGCCCCCTCCCCGTTCCCACCCGGCCCCGCGCCGGGTTTTTTGTGTCTGTCGCTGCAATCTAGCTTGCATAAGCTCAAGTATGCTTGTATTATTCTCCTACCCCGTTGCCCTCCGGCCTTGAGTCCCCGGTCGGCGGCGGGGCACCTCCTTTTCGGCTTGGCGAGGCTTTTGGTGGGGCTGATGACCCAAGCCGTTTTTTCGGCCAGAGGTAGTTATGAATCAAACCAGAGCGCAAGCCATAGCGGAAGGGGAAAAAACCTACTTTACAGGTAAGCCGTGTCCTCATGGACATATAGCAGAAAGAAGGACAAGGGATTGTTTTTGTGTTGAGTGTAGAAAAAATCATCAACGAATATATCAAAGAGCATATATAAAAGAATATGAAAGGAAAGATGATAGGAAACAATATTTTAAAGAATACGACAAACAAAGGGATGTATTAAAAAAATATGCTAGACAAAACACAAATAAGCTTTTATCCAAAGGAATAATCATTAAACAAAAATGCTTGAAATGCGGCGATTCTAATGTTGAAGCTCATCATCCAGATTACAACAAGCCTTTAGAAGTAATTTGGCTGTGCCGTATTCATCACGCGGAAATCCACCATCCGCTTATCTAATGGTGGTTTCCTCTTCCGGCTTCGCCTTTTGGTCGGAAGGGGCTTTTTCAGGAGAGCAGTGATGAACGAATCTCAGGCTCAAACCGGCGCTCTGCGCATCGGGCGCGGCGCCACCCTTCACCCGGCACGGAAAGACCGCTATGGAGTGACCGCCTTGTGCGGTTGCCCCAACACCCAGAACGGGTTTGGCGTCAACGGCGGGCAGTTTTTCGCCGGCCAGGCCCCCACCTGCAAACGCAGCCACAGCAAACAGGAGCAAGCGCAATGAACGAATTTAAGACCGAACTTGAGTTCGCCGGCGAGACGCGCCAGGCGCGGGTGTTGTGGGGGGCTGTGTGGGGCGACATCTACCTGGGAAGAATAGAAATTTCCCTGGTCGTGGACGAGACGTACACGACCCTTGGGGTGTACGACCCCCGCCCGATCACGATATGGCTGGACGTGACCGAGATCATCAGTGACCGCCAAGCGCTGGCGTTGACGAAGGCCATCAAAGCAGCGGCGGAAAAGGCGCGCGCCGAGGACTACCACGACTCGGACATGCAGGACTGGGAAGAGCGGTACGCCCGCGCCGCATGAAAAAAGCCGCCTGGTGGTGACACACCGGGCGGCCTTGGAGAACGAGATGAAAATTCAGAAGCAGTATGTGTCATCCCGCGCCGCCGCGCAAGCCGCCGCGCTTCTGGCGACTCCAGCCCAGCCCCGGCAACAGCGGGAAGCCCGGCGCCTGTTGCGGGCGTGGCAGAACCAGCAATCCCAACCGCGCCCCGTGGCGCGTTAATCCCAGAGGGCAACGATATGACCATCATCAATTTGACCCAGCATCCCGCGACCGCCGAACAGATCGAGGCGGGAGTCCTTGATCTGTCCCCCGCTGACCGCGCGTTGTTGGCCTCGGCGCTCACGTTTGATGAAGCGCCTGATGAGGCAACGCTCGTGACTCGCGCCATCACCATCGCCCTGATGGCCGCTGGGCATTCCAGCGGTGCGCGCTCGGCCATGATCGGCGGTGCGCCCTATTTCATGCGCCCCCTGGAACAGGCGTTGTGGGATCAGAACATTCGCCCGCTCTACGCCTTTTCGATCCGGGAAAGTGTCGAACGCCCCCGCCCCAGCGGGGCTGTGGAGAAGGTTACCGTCTTTAGGCACGCCGGATTTGTCGGCGATGAGTTCATGGAAATCAGCCGTTAATCACAGAGGCGCCCGCTGGCAACGGCGGGCGAGAAAATCATGAGCAAGAAGCACACCCAGCCGCGCCCTATTAAAGTGGCCGATCGGTCCGGCGACGAGTTACTGGCCTTTCCCTCCGCCCGTCACGTCCTGACAGGCCGCCAGCGCGACCTGCCCAACCCAACCGCCGCGCTGGCGGAACTGGGCCAGCCCCAGCCGAGTGAGCGCGCCCGGTTGCGCGCCGCGAGCGTTCAGCACGAGCAGCGTGAGGCGCGAGCCAGAAGGGAGGCGCAGCAGATTTTGGCGGCGGCGGAACGGCCCGCGCCCACCGTCCATGATGACCTCCAGGCCGCCAAGCGCCGGCCCTGGGATGCGCCAATGGCGACATCGGTCAATGATCTGCCCTTGCCGCCTGCGCCGATGATCTGCGGGCTGAGCGGGCTGCCAGACCCGCTGGCGACGCTGGCGTGGGAGGCGGTAGTCACTGACGCTGCGGCAACGGCGCGGTCGCTATGGACGCGCGTGCGGTTGCCGCTGGCGTTCACGGCCTGGTCCATCGGCTGCTTCCTGCTGGGGCGGCTGGCATAACGCCGGCCTGGTTGATTTTGTGGTTCTGCACGGCGGTCGCTGAGTCGGATGCGCCGCGCACTGTTTACTCATCCCGCATTGACGGGATGTTGTTACCAATCCCATTCGCGCCAGGGACGGCACCTGCTCGGAGAATCAAAATGGCCATCAGCGCAGAAGCGGAAGAGTCCGAACGCTATCAAAAAGCGAAGGCAGAGGCAGAGAGAATAGCTGCCAGAGAGGCAGAGGCTATCATCCTGAATTTCGTGCGCCGCCAGCAAGAAATGAAGGAAGAGGCAAAGAGGCAGCTTTAAAATGAACAACGCCGCCTATCAGTCTTTCCCCGCCGTCTCCTCGCACTGGCTGATTGACCTGCTCGTCAGCCCGGCGCACTGCTACCGCCGCCACATGGCCCCCGCGCGCTCGTGGTGGACCCGCGTCCAGGCGCCGCTGGCGTTTGCCGTGTGGAGCGCGGCCTGTTTCGGGCTGGGAGTGCTGGCGCGTGGATAACGAGATGGATTGGTCCGCGTTGGTTGTCCAGTTCTGCATGGCGACGGCGGCGGGTGACAGCTTCCGCACGGTCTATCACGACCGGATTGATGGGCTGCTGTTTCCGCTGTGTGAAGTTGTACATAGAGGACGAGTGCAATGTTAGCGTCAGAGATTTATCGGCAGACCACTGGGAAAAAAGGGAGTTGGTATCTACAACTAAGGAAATGGCCCAAACTTTGATACGGATTGAAGCGTTGTGGAGGACATGAGGATGATCTCGTTACACGACCTCGCGGCGGAATACGCCGCTGCGAAAGAGGCCGAAAACCAGTGGGCCACTCGGCGCCGTGAACTGGCCGCCGCGATTCAGGCGGCGACCGGCCATGAGTCAGAGGGCCAGAAAACCTACGACGCCGAGGGCTGGAAGGTCGCGGTCCGGGCGCCGCTGATCCGCTCGATGGACTGGGACCAGTGGGAGGCGGTGAAAGAGCGCATTCCCGAAACCCTCTGGCCGGTGGTGTACCGGCCTACCGTGGACTCAAAAGGGGTCGAGTGGATCGCCAACAACGACCCACAGACCTGGGCGGTGCTGGCTCCCTGTCTCACTACGAAACCCGGCGCCGTGCAGGTCACGGTCACGCCGGTGGAGGGATAATGATGGCTTTTGACCTGACTTCGATTCAGCGCGGCCCGCGCTGTCATCCGCCGCGCCTACTGGTCTACGGCCCGCACGGCGTAGGGAAAACCACGTTTGCCTGCGCCGCCCCCGCGCCCATCGTGATCCAGACGGAGGACGGGTTGGGAATGCTGGAGACCCCGGCGTTTCCGTTGGCTACCGAAACCGCCCACGTGTTTGAGGCGCTGGAGACCCTCTACAACCAGGAGCACGAGTTTACAACCGTGGTACTCGATAGTGCGGACTGGCTGGACAATCTGATCGCCAAAGAAGTTCGCGCCAGTCACACCATTCAGGAATTGGCCTACGGCAAAGACACGTTGCTGATCGCCGAGCAATGGCGGCTGGTGCTGGACTGGTTCAACGCCCTGCGCGGCAAAGGCATGACCGTCATCCTGATCGGCCATGCCGAGATCAAGCGGTTCGATAGCCCAGATTCAGACAGTTACGAACGGTATCAGCCCAAGCTGACCGCCCGCGCCTCGGCGTTGGTGCAGGAATGGGCCGACGCCGTGCTGTTTGCCGGATTTAAGACGTTCGTCAAGAGCGAGAAAGTTACCGAACAGAAATCGGTCAAGAAAGCCGTGTCTGGTGGTGAGCGCCTGCTGCACACCGGCGAAAAGCCGGCGCATCTTGCCAAGAATCGTTACAGCCTGCCCGAAACCCTCCCGCTGTCTTGGGAGTCGTTTTCCAAGGCGCTGCCGGCGCTGCCCCTCCCGTTCTAACCCTCAACCCAACCTAACCCAACCCAACCGATTCGACCTGAACCGACTGAACCAACCGGAGAACATCCATGGCGTACTTAGGCTCGTTTGATGCAAACACGTAGAACCTGCCGATTTTTCTGCCCTGCCTGCGGGCGACTACCTTGCGCTGATTTCCAGTAGCGAATGGAAGCCCGCGAAATCGGGCGGCCAGTATTTGTCTCTCACTTTGCAGGTGCTGGAGGGGCCGCATCAGGGGCGCTTTCTGTGGCACAACCTGAATCTCAACCACCCCACGGCACAGGCCGCTGAAATTGCGCAGCGCGAACTGTCGGCCATTTGCCGGGCGACCGGTCAGATGGCGATTTCTGACAGTGAGCAACTGCACGACATCCCGATCATCGTGAAAGTCGCGTATGTGCCCGCCAAGGACCAGTGGCCGGAGAAAAATCAGATCAAGCAATGGAAGCCGGCAGGCTCCGCCGCTCAGCCGGCGCTGACCCCGGCCCCCGCGCCAGCGACCAAGCCCGCGCCGAAGGCCGCCCCCGCCCCCGCCCCCGCCGCCAAGGTCGCGCCCGCGCCGAAAGCGCCGCCTCCCGTGGCCGGCAAGCCCTGGGCGAAACCGGCGCCGGCGCCCGTGCCGGAAGTGGCGACCGCGCCGAAAGCGCCGCCTCCCGTGGCCGGCAAGCCCTGGGCGAAACCGGCGCCGGCGCCCGTGCCGGAAGTGGCGACCGCTGACGACGACGACATCACGTTCTAACGCCCTACCGCCATGGCCACGATCAACTACAGCGTTGACCCGACCCTGGCGGCGCTGGACGCCCTGCACACACAGGCGTCCAGCCACGACGCGCCTCGGCGCTATCTGGGCGCGTCGCTGATCGGCCAGGAGTGTGCGCGGCGCATCTGGTTCAGTTTCCGCTGGACCTTGCCCCGGTCGTTCCCGGCCACTTCGTACCGCGCGATCCAGGACGGCCATCGGGGGGAGGCGCAAATGGCCGGCTGGCTGCGCACGGTGCCGGGGATTGAACTGTGGACGACCGATCCCGATGACCCGCAACGGCCTATTGGGTTTGTCGCCTGTTCCGGGCATTTCCGGGGGCACCTCGACGGCATTATCAGCGGTTTGTACCAGGCAACCCAGGCTCCGCACGTCTGGGAGCACAAGGTCTGCAACGAGACCAAATGGAACAAGTTGGTCAAGTTGATTCAGCAGCACGGCGAGAAAGCGGCGCTGGCGCTGTGGGATGCCGTCTACTACGCCCAGGCTCAGGTGTACATGCACCAGATGGACCTGACTCGCCATTATCTGACGGTGGGCACGCCGGGCAACCGGCAACTGGTCTCCTGTCGCACGGAGTATCGCGCCCAGGCCGCCAAGGCCCTACTCAAAAAAGCCGAGCAGATCATCACCGCCGACCGCCCACCGCTCAAAATTAGCGACAACCCGACGTGGTATCAGTGCAAGCTCTGTGACTACCACGCGCTCTGTCACGGCCCGGCTTTGCCGGCGGTGAACTGCCGCACCTGCGCCCACAGCACGGCCCGGCTCGATGAGTCCCGGCCTTGGACCTGCGAACAGCGCCAGGCCGCGATTGACGGCGACCAGGCGGGCTGTGACCACCATGCGTTTCATCCCGACCTGCTGGCCAACACTGCCGAGCCGGTCAACGCCGACCCAAAAACCGGCACGATCACGTTTCGTAGAAAGAGCGATGGCGCGACTTGGGACAACGGGTTGAACGGATTAAAAAGCGCAGATTGGATAAAAATAAACAAGGAATTTGCAGAAAACTCACAAAAAAACGCTGAATTTTCTATTCATGATGAAAATAAAGTGCTGACGGCCCTGGCCGCCGAGTCGGCGATTCCCGCCGATGCCCTGCTGTCTGGCGCTCTCGACGAGGCCGAATGGAATCAGGTGACCGATGCGTGCATCCGGCTTTGCCATGCCTGGACCGGCGAGGATCGGCGCAAACGGACCCTGGCGGCGCTGATTGAGCAGATGGACAGCGCCTATTACGCGCTGGCAGAGCGCGTGCAAATCCAAATCAAGGGGGTGGGGGCGTGATTCTCCGCGACTATCAAA